AAGAGATTAATTTTACTTTGCCTGTCTTGGGATTTAATACATATACGTGATATTTTTTAGCACCACCACGTTTAGGCTTGCCGATTTCCACTTTTTTACCATGGTATTCAGCTTCAAGTACTAGATCCAGTGCAACTACTTTGCCCTCATATAGAGCAACTTTTCCAAGATCTGTCTGTTCAAAGAGAATATTATCTAATTCGCCAAGTTTTATTTTGCCGGCCTCATAAAGATCTCTGGTCTCAGTTAATAGTTTCATGTGGGCAAAGCTGCCCGGTCTAAAAACTGACTCAGCAATTGATAGATCACGAGTGGCATGATAGTTTAATTCTTCTGAAATTTCTAGGTGTTCGCCTATAAATTGGGTAAAACTTTTTAATCTTGTTTCCATATTGTATTATTTATTCAGCTGGCGGATAGTCTTTATCGATCCATGAATCATCAAGAGCGGCATTCGAACCAGTTTGCGTTTCTCTAAGGTTAATTTGGTGAATGGTATTTCCTTTATAGAAAGTAGAGTGATCGTCAAAACTAGGGAAATACGTCTCCATATCTAAATTCAAGGTAATTGAGACAATGTTATTGTCAGTATATGTAAAGCTGTAAAGCTTTTGAAAATCTGCACTTTCTGGAAAAGTAATTTGCGCTGGAATTCTAACTCCTCTAAACTGAAAGTACTTTACCTGATTCTTATAGTAAAAATCAAATATTTTCTCAATAATTTTAAAAGTCTTATTGATGTTATCGCTCTCTATCTTTAAAGCATATTTCAAAGTAATAGGTAAGGTAAAAAGTCGAGCCGAATATGCCTTAAGCTGTTTTTGATCATTAATGTCTCTTACCTCCTGATTAAAAGTTCCTCTTACGAATTTATTAGTAATATCGTTTGCACGAATCGCAAATGAGCTTAATGTTACTACTCCTCTTGGCATAATTTCATAGTTTCCTTCTGCATGGTTTGGATATTTACAGTCAGTTGGAAGTTCTAAAAAGAAATCTTTCATGAATCCTTCATCTCCACCAAAATTATAGAAGAAAGGCACTTCATGTTTTTCCACAGCGTCGCCTCGTTTAAGATCGATAATCACATTACGATTAAGTAAATCCAATACAGTAAGAGTTGCATTTCTCATGAAAATGTCTTGCACATTTTCGTTTCTTATATTTTCTTGATTTGTATTTTTCATTAACTTTATCTATTTTTTGCGATGTATGGAAGATTTAATTGAGGTTTACAGTTATCAATCAATAGCAACATTGACTCGTCCTTAATAAACTGTTGACTTAGAATAAAGTCATGTTGTTCTTCCTTAATCATTGTATTGAAAAGACGTAAATTAGTTATTAACAAGTTTGAAACCGGTAACGTATAGTATGACTCTAAATTAAATTCAGTTTGAACTAAAGACGAGATACTAGAGAAAACAGTTTTAAAATCATTGTGATTAATAATATCTGATGGATCCTCTTGAATTGAATATACGTAAACTCCACACTGTTTAAACTCGTTTGAAATAGAAATTACTATTGCATGCCATGCATCGCTCTTAAAGTTTACAATTGTATAGTTCTTTACTTGAGAATTAATCGTAACTGTCAAGTCAAGGTCTCCTTCTGGGTGAGTTGCAAAATATCGGGTGAATAATCCTTCAATTTTAACACCAGTACCAGTCTCGTTATCAAATCCATCTAGAAATTTAACTACGTCTGATGTAGAAGGAACATTAAATAAGCTAGTATAAGAAAGATTTTGAGAATCTGTTTTATTAAACTTAGGTTGAGCTGAATAAACTACACCAGTCTGTCTCACTTTAAATTTAATATATTTGTTGACACCAATAGTATCGATTAATAAATCGCGTTGATCTTTAAATGAAAGATTACGATAACCTTCCACTCTAACATATCTTCCTGATACTGATTGACCTTCGTTATTTGGGATAGTATCAAACGGTCCTCTAATTCTACAGAAAAGAGTAGAAGTTCCTTTTACGTTTTTGTCATTAGTTAGTAACGCTCCATTTTTCCATGCAGTAAATAGTGGACTGCCCTGATATGCAAGCACAACGTCATTCACCTGTGCACTCAGCGGATCAAGAGATCGTAGATTTTCAATATTCATGCTCTCTGCCACTGGTGGATGAGTTGTGGTCAATTCGTAACTTAGATCCGATAAAGGAATTTGGGTAAAGTCATAATAATTTTCAATTAAGCTTGCAAAATTAAATGTATATTTCAGAGGTTTAATTGAAACATCTGGATGGATTGCTCTTCTTGAAGAATCAAACGTAGTTGAAATAGTTTTATATTGTTCAGGCATAGTTCCATCCTGTATGTCTTTCTTTACCTCATCTCCAAATAACTGTTCAGCGTTGGTGATTACGTTGTCTAGGAAGTGACGAGTCTCGTCCTTCAGCAACATATCAATATTTGGATTGAATTTCTTAAGTTGAATCTTCCAGAAAGTAGGAGTCATCATAAATCCTCGGTGTAAGTATGAACCCTGAATCTCAAACATACGATTGATTAGAGGAAAATACAAGAAGTCCCTCTTTCTAGGTTCAGAGTTGGCACCAAAAATAGATTGAAAATATCGGTGGTCAAGGTGGATTTCAAAAGGTAACTGAAAGTCCATTCCAAACTCAGTATATTTTGGAGCATTACTTGGAAACGCGTTCTTTGGTACTAAAACTTTAATACACTTACGATCTACGTTTTTATATAGCGTCCACTCCTTAAATACATAATCTGCACTGTCCAGTTCAGGTAAAGTTCTAAAGTAGACAACCTGGTGTCCATATAGCTGGTTTGTATAGTACGAAAGTTCTTGGAACATTCCAACTGCACTGCCTACTTCATATGGTCTAAAACTTGGGTCACGATTACTAATAATCGAATTACATTTTTCGTCTGAACACGCAGTCGATGGTGCATACGTAGTCGGCAAGCTAACTCCGTTTGCAAATCTTAGCTTAATTTCATTAATTTGAATTGGGGAAGCTAATTCATTTGCTGTGCCGTCATCATATACATACTTTACTTCAAAATAAAAGTGGTCATTTTTATCCAAGAACATGGAACCAGCATCACCAATATTACCTGGTGCAACTTCATACCATAGAGACCAGTCCAGTCTATTTCTAGAGTACCTAATATATCTCTTTAGATTAGTTAAATCTATTGCAGCTGGTGAGGTTAGGATGAGATCTTCAACGAAGTCAGTAAATTCAACAATTCCAGTAATTGGCTCAAGAGTTGAGAAAATCCTAAAATTTTGACTAAAAGTTAATGAATTCTTTTGTGGGTCGATTAATATCTTTACTGTAGTTTTTGTCATTCTACTGTCGCTATTTACTTTTTATTATTTATTTGTCAATACTAAACTAAACTGATATTCAACCTGTAGTAAAATAAATAATAAAAAGACTTGATTCACGTGAAGAAAGAATTTATATTAGACCCACTTTGGATTACCAAAGGAACCTACCTAGATGCGGAGTATTTTAACTATGTGCTATTAGATGCAAGTCTAAAATACAAGAAAGAAATTGAAGCTGATAACATTGACCGGTTTTACGAGGTCCTGTTCCATATGCTTAACCTAAATAACTTGGCAGTAAATGGCAATATCTTTACTGCTAAATTTAAAGAGATCTGGAAAAACGAAAGAATTAAACAGATTCAAGATGACTTAAAAAAGTTATATGACCTGCCGGAAGAGACTGCAGATATTTTTAAGAATGCAAATTATGTGTTTTTAAACATTATTATTGACTACATGAAGGTTCACCTGGATATACTTGGAAAGATTAAACTTTTCCACATGAATGAAAAGATCCATCTTGAAAAAGAGATATTTGTAGTAACCAACAGGTTAGGCACAACTGCGTATCAAGTATGGAAGTTTACTGAAGACAGAAAAAAGAACTTTGGTTATACTTTTTCAAAAGTTCGAACTATTACTGTGCCTGAGATTAAGAAGAATGTATTTAGCGAAGAAATTATTAAACTCGAAGATCCAAAACTTGAAAGTCTATCCAGCAAAAAGAATGTGTGTTTTGTGGTTATTCACGAAGACGAGGACGAAAAGTTAGTCGCTAAAACAGTAAAGGACACTCTGCTCCTAAACAAGGGAATAGCAAAAAAGGTTAACTTTGAGCCCCTAATTATTGCAGAGCTATATCAGCATGTCTGGTTAGAAAAAATGATGCCTTTCACGCTAGACCAGTGGAAATTTGAAAATGCTTAAAGGATTTAATCAATTTATATTAGAAGCCAGAGGCTTTTCTAATACTGTAGCTGAGTATGCTACTATTGCTGAGAAAAAGATAATGACTGATCTTGAACGATATGCGGCCTTTAAATTTAAAAAAGGCTTCACTAATTTTAGTAAAGACGTATTAATCGATAATGCCTATCAGGAAGTTTCCCAGAAGGCTGCTGGTGACTTTCCAATAGATGAACTTATGATTATATTGCGGATTGCAGCAGTCGACCAGAAGGACCCAATTCCCTATGATGCACAC